TTACCTTGTTAGAAAACAGATTTTTTGTAATAAACTTTTGCCAAATAATTAAAAAAATAGAGGGTGTCGGGTACACCCTCTCGTACTGTGTCGGGGCGGGCGGATTTGAACCGCCGACCTCACGGACTGCGATGTAATACCTATGGCACCACAGTTTTTGTTTACGGCGCGGGTGATTGTGAGAATGATTTTACCGCGAATCTGATATAATAAAAACAGTTAAAAAGAACCGCACCCGGCTGGAACCAGGTGCGGCGATGTCGAGACCGTGCGGGGTCTGTGACACAGCTAATTATACCATTACGATGGTATCTTCAGCTTTTTCCCGCCGGTCGCCACCGGCGTTTTTTATTTCCTGGAGGGGTATGAGCAAGATCCGTTTTGGACAGCGCTTCACCCGGATCAACCTAATCCGGCTGCCCAGATTGATGAACATGATGTACAAGCCTTCCGAAATTGCAGAGGAAATTGGTGTTTCCACGGAAACGGTCTATCGCTCTTATCTGCCATGCGGATGCCCGTTCACGCGCGACAAAAATAGCGCGATCTGGATCAATGGGCTGGAATTCGCGGACTGGGCGCGGTCGGTCCATCAGGGGCGGAAAGTCGGCGAGATTGGCGACAACGAAGCGTATTGCATGCGCTGCAGAAAGGCCGTACCACTTGAATCGGCGCGGCGGCGTTATGGGAACCGATACATTGAAATCTATCAGGGAAAATGCGCCAATTGCGGCGCGAAAATTAACCGGGCCTATGCGGCCGGCCAGGGGCCAAAGGGGAAAGCATGATCAATCGTCAGAACTGGCTGGATGTAAAAAATTTCATGGCGTTTTATGAACGGATCGGGAAGAATGAAGCATCAGTCAAGCGGGTGCGGTCCTTCATGCGGCATTTGCTGGAATGGGCGGACGATAAGCCCTTTACGCAGGCGCGCAATATCGACCCAAGTTTTCAGACCTATCTGCTGACCGCGCGAGCGGACGGCAAGGATATTCAGCTGGCGCCGGCATCGATGAAGAAAGCCTGCGAATACGCGCGGATGTTCTTCGGCTATTCGCGGTCGGAGCATCCGGCACGCTACCGGCAGATATCAGCAAGCTGGATCGAGACGATCCGGCCGAGCACGGCCAAAGGGCTGCATTCGCGCTACCATGAGCATTTATATTGGCCAGTGGAATCGGTGGAAGCGATCGCGGCGCTGACGCCTAAAAACCTGACCGAGGAGCGTGACCGGGCAGCGGTCTGTTTCCTGTTTCTATCGGCGATGCGCGCGCAGGCTTTCGTCAGCATGCCGACCAGCGCGGTTGATTTGAAGGCTTTCAAAATCAAACAGTTTCCCGAGTTGGGGGTAAAGACAAAAAACGGGAAAGCGGCGATTACCTCACTGCTGCGCATACCGTCACTGCTGGAAGTTGTGCACTCCTGGGATGAGAAAGTACGGGCTGAGCGGATCGATCACTGGTATCCGCGCATCGACCGCTGGCACCGGTTTGTAGAGGCGGAAAGCGGCGGGATGAACTGGGAGAGCCGCGCCAAGCTGCTGGACCGGGGAATCAAGGGTTTGTGCGAGCAAGCCGGCCTGCCCTATTTAAGCGCGCATAAACTGCGGCACGGGCATATTGTGTACAGCATGGAGCGAATCAAGAGCATGGAGCAACTTAAAGCGCTCTCGCAGAACATGATGCATGAATCCGTAGGGATCACTGACGGGGTGTATGGCCGGCTAAAAAGCGATGAAATTGGGGACCTGTACGCATCGCTTTAGAAAGACCAGGTTACTGGCAGGCCGCGGGAATCCTTGAACTGGCCGAGGACGATGACAAAGAAATCGACGATCCAGCCGATCAACAGATAGCCCAGCGTAAGGGTGTAGAGCCAGGACCCGCGGCCGGCATACCAGCGATGAACTCCCAAATAGCCCAGAAAAAACCAAAGCAGCAAGAGGACAATGATGTTCTTGCTGCTTTTTCTTTTAACTTTTTTCATCGGCTGCTGCGCTGAGCGCTGCGCTTTCATTTTGGCTTCCGCGGCAGATATGGCTTCAGACGTTTTGCGATTCAATTCGGCCGATTCCTCTGGGGAATAAATGCGCAGCTCAAGATTAACGCCAAGCGTATCCTGTTCTTCGCCGGTAATGTTGGCCACGGAAGCCGAGACGATTTGACCAGCGTCTAAAAGCGGTTTGATTTCCGCGGCGCGTTTTTCGTTCAGGAAGCCGATTTGAGCGAAACCATCCTCACCGATTGAATCGTCATCGGTGAGGACGAAAAGCGCGATCGCGTTGGGATGGTCCGCGGTCGGAACTCGCTCAAGAAAAACCTCATCCCCCGTCAATACAAAACGCCGGATCATTTCCTGCCGAGAATGCCCATCGGGGTTTCTGAATGTCACGCCAGCGACTTTGGTATAAATGATTTCGGGCATTTTGCCCCCCTTTTGCAGAACAGCTAGAATTATTGTTCTATTGTAGAACGAGCCGGGTTTTTCCCCCGGCTCGTTCTCTTGTTTTGATCGTTTGTTTTCAATCTTGATCGTTTTTCCTGCTTGAATCGCATCAATTCTAAAATATCTTGCTTATCTTCTTCTGATAACTTCGAGAAATTAAATACCAAATCTTCAATTTCATTTGATTTTTTATCGGCTTTGGGTAAATAACCAGCCTCTTCGAACATTTTTGCAGCTGTTATTCCCAAACCTTCCGCTATTTGAACCAGTGTCTCAGGACGCGGCATTCGTTCAGCGCTCAGTAAGCGACTGATGATTGCCTTGCTGACTTTCGATTTTTTTGCAAGATCAGCTGGTTTCATATTTCGTAAGCTCAGTTCGTTTTTGAGCCATTCGGAAAAATCAAACAAAGTTGTCATTAAGCAACATCATAAATTATTTTTAGTTCCAATTGGGAAACCTAAAGATGCTACTTGACAACAATTGTAAAAAGATGTACTATGTTGTCAAATAGCAACTCGTGATTTATTAAATGCAACCGGAGAAACTTATGGCCAATAATTCCTTACCCAGCTCAGTCAGAATCACCGAGCCGGAAATCGCTCAAATTTTTGTTGATTTATGCGAATCCGATCATCGTGGATATTCTGATCAATTTGAATGGCTGATTCTGGAAGAGAATAAGCGCCGGGCAGCGGTCAAACAGTCATTATTGGTCGAATCCATTGAAGAAGACGTAGAACGCCGGCGATAGAGCTTACTTCCGGTTACTGCTGCGGCGGTGGCCGATACCGTGCGGGCGCCTGCCTCCCGTCCATCTGGGCGGGGGGCGAGCCAGCGGGAATGTGAGGGTGAGAAATCATGCTCACAGAATACCGCAGAAAAACTGGAAATCCATGAACGGGAGGGAAAAGGGATGAAAAAAGGAACTGTCCAGGCGGCCGTCTGAGACCCTCGACCTGGACGACAAAGAGCGGCATGCCGCGCATGACGAACAGGGATCAATCATCATGCGGAGGCGAAAAAAATGACAGCCAAGAAAATCGGCGGATACGCGTTTCGGAGTGAGGTCGAAAAGGCCAGGATTAACAATCAAATTGCACGGGAGAGCTTACAGCAGCTCTTAGACGGAAACCCAGGGCCGACGCAGGCGGCCAGATTGGTAGCCAGAGCCAGCAATAGCCTGGCGGCGACTATGGAAGCCCTGGCGGAAATCGAACATTACGCACCAATAAAGCATATCAGTGCATAGAGCAGAGGAAGCATGTTCGACAAAAACGGCGAGGAACTCCAATTTCATCAACTGATTAAATCCGAGCACGGCACCGGTCTTATTCAAGGACGGGCCATTTTGGAAATCGGCGGTCAGTTGGTCGAGCGGGTAATCGTTTCCTACAACCCGCATGATCCAAACGTATCACAGACGGTACGGGATATGGCCGCCTCGCCGCGATCTGTATGGGTATTGGTTTATCACCTGCCCAATGAAGTCGAAGTTGAACATCCAACTTTCTTTCAAGGTCGAGCGAGACATCAACGGATTTTGGCTGAGCATTCCGAAAAAGGAAAGCCGGCCAACGTGCGCCATTGTCCCTGCTCCAATGGCCGGACCAGGGTGGCAAAAACCAGCGGGATCGCTCCTAACCGCAACGGAGGATGAAACGCCTCTGTGCCCTGGTCCAAATCAGCCAGATTACCGGATGATCCGGATAACTGGAGGCATGGCGGGCCGTAAATGCAGGCAGCATCTGTCGTGAGACACGTGGACTCGCCGGCGCACCCCCAAGGTTTGAAATTGAGATCGCCCGCCATGCCTGAAAATTATTTTCCCCCTTTCATAACGACGTTACCGGTAAATCTAAACCGAGGAGGTGGTGCATTTGACCTTAGTGTAAGCAAGTCATGAGATTGAGTGCATTCAGGTTGGGTACTTTAAAAACTGAGGAATCAATTTGGCGGCGGCGTGGTGGGAACCGCACTCGAATCCGATAGAAGGCGAGTCTTATTGCTGTGATATGCAGCGACAAACGCGATACGCGAGCATGTCAGTAGGACAGCCGGAAACGGAAACAGCAGACTTCGCAATCTGTATGACCTGGGGCCAGCGTTGACCCTGAAGAAGCAAACGCAACGGATCGAGAAACAGCAACCAGGTTCAAATCCTGGCCGCCAAACATGGGGAGCTGCTCGTGTCTAGGGCAGTAAACGCGCGGATATGGTGACCGTAATTACTGTATAAAATCACAGCCCCGCGACTGAGGAAAACCAGATGGGGAACCGCCGTTAAAGTAAAAAACGCCGGATACGGTAACCGGCACTTACGGAGCGCAGATCGCTCAAGATGCACTTTACCATCTTATGCGGATCCTCAGGATCGTGACCTGACGCTCCGACATGAACTAAATTCGATGGATGCGGTCGCTCATTGAGTGGCCCTCTCCCAGCCGAGAGTAGCATGCGCCGGCAGGCTGGATAGGCCGGCGCCGCGTGCGTAATAAATGCAGTGTCACAGGGTAACCTCAACCGTTTGTTGGAAGGATAACCAGAATCATCGGCGCGAAAGCGTAAGCCGGTCGTGGGAAGACAGCCGAGCTGCAAAAGGACATACTATGCAAAAGGAATTTCAACCGCATTTATTGATTGATTTCTTGCAACTATCGGTTCCGATAGAAATAAATCGCATCAAATCCGGAGAAGTACCTTTACGCTTCGGACCGCGGCCAGATATTACCAAACTTATTGGTGAGCGCGGTGATGTGCTGCTTTATGGCGGGCAGGGCTGCAAAGAGGCTTTTGTGGCAGTAACTGAGGCAATAGCAAGACTTGCGTTTGCTCCTGGAGGCGTGACTGCCTTTGGACTTCATTTTGAAGAAACCATCGAGGAATCATGAATTTTGGTTATATCCGAGTCAGCAGCGACAAACAGACCGTGGAGAATCAGCGTTTCGAAATTACGAATTTCTCTGAAAAAAACAATATCCATATTGATCGTTGGATTGAAGAAACAATCAGCGGTACGAAAGCATACAGCAAACGCGCTCTAGGACATTTGCTTTCCGAAGTTGATTCCGGAGATTTGATCATCTGCGCAGAACTTTCCAGGCTGGGAAGAAACTTATTCATGATCATGGAAATTCTCAATATTTGTATGACGAAGGGATGTCGAGTATGGACGATTAAGGATAATTATCGGCTGGGAGATGACATTCAAAGTAAGGTTTTAGCTTTTGCTTTTGGCTTATCGGCTGAAATCGAGCGCAATTTGATCAGTCAACGCACAAAAGAAGCTTTGGCCAGAAAGAAATCTGAGGGTGTTGTACTTGGTCATCCGAAAGGGAGAAAAAACTCGAAGATGAAGCTTACCGGAAAAGACCGCCAGATTGAAACATTGCTGGCAGAGGGAATCTCAAAAAGCGAGATTGCCAGGCGCATGAATGTGAACCGGATGACGATAGCGGCTTATATCAAACGAAACAATATTTGTTAATTTCACGGGGCTGCCAGGCGGCGAGTGTACCCCCCGCACCCGAGGAGGTTCGAGTCCTCCGGCCCCATCTGGCTGCGCTGACCGCGACCCACGGTCGGGCGCCGTTGTACGAAAGTGATGTACTGGGCGGCAGCGCGGCAAAGGCAATATGGTCCGCCGTGAAAGCGGCGGACCAGGAGGAAATCATGAAGAAATTCTTGCGGATACTGTTTGTCATTTTGGTGCTGCTGGGATCGTTCGCGGCGGCGGTGCATCCGCTGAGCCTGTACGATACGATCCGCGGCATGCAGGGCGCGGCGGCCGGGCGAATCGGCACGGCCATTTACGAGGGCAACGGCCTGTACGTGATGATGTGGCCGGCGCGCGGCCAGTACGGCTTCGCGGTGATCAATCAGAGCGGCGACCTGGTGGACGACTTGGCAAAGATGGTTAACGGCAATGGCACCACGGTCTGGCGGATGAGCGACCTGGTGCGCTGGATGGAGAGCAATGGGTATCAGCGCATCGATCCGCGCAGCCTGCCGGTGGCAATCAGCCAGGTACTGCTGAGCCAGTTCATGACCGCGGTGGCGGCCGGCAGCCGCAGCCTGATCACTCCCCTGCTGATTCCAGCGGGCGCAATGGACAATTTTTATTTTGAGGAGTTCAAATCATGAAACTGAACAGTTTAGGTCTCTTATCTTTGCCGTTGTGGATTTTGATTTTGGCATGGCAGCTGATGCGCCGGGACAGCCTGGTTACCGAAGCCGAGCTGAAAGAGTACGATGCGCTCCTGGAAACGCTTTACTATGCCCTGCCGGTGCCGCATGGACGGGCTGAAACCTGGATGGTGACTCAGGTGGTGGAATGGATCCAGCGCGAGCGGGACGCGGTTACCACGGCGCGGCAGCTGGGCGTGGTGTTGGTCGGCGGACTGCGGAGCTGACATGTACCAGAAATTAATTTTGATCGGCTATTTAGGGCGCGATCCAGAAATGCGCTACACGCCCAACGGGCAGGCGGTGACCAGCTTTTCCGTTGCTACCAGTCGCAAGTGGACAGGTGCGAACGGCGAACAGCAGACAGAAACCACCTGGTTCCGCGTATCTGCATGGGGAAAGCAGGCGGAAGCATGCAATAACTATCTGCGCAAAGGCAGCAAAGTGCTGATTGAAGGCCGTCTGATGATAGATCAATCCAGCGGCGGACCGCGCACCTGGCAGGACCGCGACGGCGGGGTTCGGGCGAGTTTCGAAGTAACGGCTGAAGCGGTACGCTTCCTAAGCGACCGGCAAAGCGAATCTGGCGAGCAATCCGGCGGATACGCCGAAGAAGAATCGGGTGATATCCCGTTTTAGGTGAACCCCATGAGAAGCTACTACGGAAAGATGCTGACGGAAACCGAACCGGGCCTGGAACGCGGTATTTTGCTGGTGCTTTCATATCACATTGGCCAGGATAACCGCATCAAGCGGATGATGCTGCGCGTGGCGCTGCATGCCAAAGGATACGAATCCTCAGACCGCCATATCCGCGAGGTGATCAAGGCATTGCGGCGCAAGGGCTTCCTGATTTGCTCGCAGGCAGAGGACGGCGGCGGTTATTGGCTGGCTAAAAATCGCGCGGAATACGAAGCGTTTCGACTGGCTGAATTGAGCGCCAAACGCGACGACCTGATCGAGACCATGAAGGCGATGGACCGCGCGGCGAACGAGGCCTGGGGCGGCGTGATTCAGGGGCGGCTGCTGTGATGCAGATAGTCGAGTACGTTGCGCTGAGTCTGTTTTGCGGGCTGCCGGTGATGATCCTTTTCAGCCTGGCGCTGGCGGCGGTAATCGAGGGCTGCCGGCTGGGGCTGGCCGCTAATTTAACCAAAACGCCCCGCGATACGGGCAGGGCGAATGGCTGAGAATATCAGAGGTTGTTATGGAACAGTATATCAGATTATTGTCTGATCAAGTAAAACAAGTCCGCTGGCTGCTTAAAGCAGTGTCAAAGGTTGAGGAACGAGTCGCCATGCAGCATGTATTGATTGAAGGCGATACTGCGGCTACGACTGACGGCTACCGGCTGCATACCTTGAGTTATAAACACGAACGAGAAGATGAATTTTCGTTCTATAAATTCGATGACGGGCAATACCGGATGGAACTGCATCAAGACATTCTGGTTTATGAACGGTGTGACGACCCGCCGAATTATCCCAATTACGCGTCAATTCAAGATAATGGGCTTTCGTTCGACAACCCGAACAATTTGAGCGGGAAAGTGCTGTTTTCTATCTCTCCGCATTTCCTGCGGGATGCATTGAGTCTGCCTATCCACACGGTAACAATGACCTTCGGCCAATACTTTGTGGCAGTGTTTGACGACGATTATTTGCACGCCGAAGCGATGATCATGCCGATGCACGCGGATGGCTTTCAATACGCTCATCGCGATGATGTCGATCAAGTATCCTCTCACGTTTACATTGAGTGGCTCAAGTGATGCTGACCGCGGCAATGATTCGGGGCCTGCGCGGAGCGACCGCGCAAATTCTGCTGCTGTTCCTGGTCCAGCCAGGCGGCGGAAATCAGGCATGGGTCGAGCGATTCACCGGCTGCACGGACAAGACCGTCAGCAAGTCGCTGGACTATCTGGTCGAGATCGGCCTGGTCGTGCGCACCGGTCAGCGCGGCGATAACGATTACCGCCTGGCAGGCGGAGCGATCAACCTGCCGCTGCCGCTGGAACTGCTGGGCGAAAACGCCGCGGAGACCGAACCGTCGCCGGCGGAAGATGAAAGCGAGTCGGAGAATCTCCGACTCGACCCTCTAGAGTCTAGATCTTTAACTACTAGTTCTAGTCAAGAGTCTGAATCAGATTCTAGTCTAGAAAGCGAGCCGGAAAAATTCCGACTCGAAATACTGGCGGCGGCCGGCATCCGCGAACCCGCGCTGAGCGAAATCGCGAGCGATGCACGCATCAGCACCCGCGAAATCCAATATCACCTGCAAAACGCACCCGGCCCGGGCGCGGTGGTCTGGCGCTGTCTGCACGGCTGGAAAGTGCCGCGCGATTGGCGTCCAGAACAAATCAAGCCGGAAATACCATGGTATGCGCCGGCAGCGGAAATCATCGAGCCGGAACTGTTGACAACGATTCCGCGGCATATCCTGGATACCTGGACCAACGCCATGCGCCTGCTGGCTGAAGAGGTGCCACGCTCGCAGTTTGATACCTGGCTGCGTCCGGCCTGGGCGGCCGGAATGGGCGCGGATGGGGCGCTGGTGGTCGGCGTCTGCAACGGATCCGGAAGCGCCTGGCTGGAGAACCACGTCAAACGCCGGCTGGAGGAACTGACCGGGCAGCACATCCGCTTTGAGATCAGACAACAGGAGTAAGTTATGCCAGAACATCAGTTGGACGCGAATGGAAAAGTTATTATCGCCTTGACCTGCGACGAAGGCGAATATTTGCGGCAGGAGTGGCTCACCGCGATAAAAAACGGGAACTGGGATACCACCCAGACAATGGCAGCCTATTTCATCCACCGCAACGGCATTGGCCGGCGGGACGGCTGCACGATCTGCCGCTATTTGGAGATCAGGAGCAATCATGTTTGAAATCTCTATCCCCCTGGAGATGATCCAGGCCAATCCGTGGCAGCCGCGCGAAAGCGAGGACCCGGAACATATCCAAAAGCTGGCGCTGTCAATCGTCGAAAACGGGCTGATGCAGAAGCCGGTCGGGCGAATCGTGCTGCAGGATGGCGAAGTCTTGCGCCAGGAAGTGCTCAATCTGTATCACGGCGCTGATTTGGAGACGTTTCTGGGCACCATGCGCACCGGAAACTGGTCGGTTCAGCTGGCCTTTGGGCATAGCCGCCTGGCGGCCTTTCGCTGGCTGGTGGACGTTAAACCTTATTCGAATATTCTAAACGACTATACCAGCCTGCCGCTGATGCTGCGCCAGCTGACCGACGAGGAAATGTTCCGCTTCGCGATTTCAGAAAACCTCCAGCGGCGCGACTTGACGCCGATTGAAGAAGCCCGGGCGATGGTACGTTACCGGGATGAGTTCGAGAAAAACAGCGCGGAAATCGGGACGCTGTTTGGGCTGAGCGATTCAGCGGTGCGCAACAAGATGCGTCTGCTGACCTTGCCGGCAACGGTGCAGGATATGCTGCGCAGCCGCCAGATCACGGAAGGCCAGGCGCGCGCGCTGGTCGGGCTATACAACCTGCCGGAAGACCTGCTGGAACAGGGCGAAGCGCTGGAAAGCGCCGCCACGCCCAGCCAGATTTTAGAAATGGCGGCGTCGGGCGTCGGTCCGGCACAGATCGCGGCCGCGGTGGACACATTGGTAACGCTGCTGACGGTTCCGCAGCCGAAACAGATCGACATTTTCGAGGAACAAAATCATGAAGAAACTGAACCGCAATACAGCGGGGAGCTGCTCCAGGAAGAAACCCTGGACGAATCATTGGGGAAAACTAACCCGGACCTTTCTGAAGATGTATCAATTCTTCACACCCGCGAATCAGAGGACAGTCAGCCGGAAACGCACGAAACGGGGAGCGGGCAAGATTCTGCCGCTGTTTCCACGGAAACGGTGGCAGCGGAAAATGTACACCCGGCAGCATCTTGGGATGATGCTGAGGATGCGGAGCCTGTATCCGCAGGCGAGCCCACGCGACCTGCTGATTCAGTGCGACCCGGTGAATTACCTGTGCAACCTGATACGCGAATCGTTGAAAGACTTAGCTGGGAACAATCTACCATAACGATCAACCTGACGATTTGGGCGGAGGATATGCATCCGGACGGGCGGCCGGTGATGGTCGGGGCGCGGATCAATCAGGAAGCGCCGAAGATGAAGCTGCTGCGCATGAACGCGGTGGCAGCTCCCTGGCTGGTTGAACTGCTGAACGAACTGCATCAGGAATGGGATAAGGAGTAAATCATGGCGACCTATGTTGTGAAGATCGAAGGACAGGAAATCACGCTGCCGGAAGAGGTAGCGAAAACGGACGAGGGCGTGAAGCGCGCCTTGCAGGCCTATTATCCGGGTGTGGATAACGCCGTCATCACACGCAAGACGGACGGCGAGCGCGTGACCATCGATGTGGTCAAAAAAGCCGGAACAAAAGGCGCGGATGCGGCCGTGGATTCATTCCTCAGCCTGGCCGACCTGCCCGAGAGCCGCAATCCAGCGATCGCGCTGGCGGAAGAGCTGACCAAACTGAGCAATGCGGGCGGATTGAATCCGGTTGTGCTGGCCTTGCGCCAGCAAGATATTGATGACGCGATCCGCGCCGGCGAAGCGGACGGCGAGCTGATGAATCGCATCGAAAAACGGCTGAACCAATCTATTGCGCAGCCGGCGCCGCTGCTTCCCATGGGGTTTTAAGATGATCACCACGATGCCGATGATACTGGCGCGCGATTTCCTGAACAGCCTGCGTCCGATTGGACTGGGCCAGGCGCTGCGATATTTACGGGACGCCGGCATCGCGAAGACATCCCTGGAAATCATGGAGCATATGGGCTGGAATGTCAGTCTTGTGAACGGCATGGACCCGGACGGCATTATCGATTACACGCTGGGCTTGATCTGCCAGCACTGCGGCGCGGATGAAGAAATGACGCGCGAAGAAGGCTATGACCCGACGCTCTATCCAGAATCAATGGGCTATCCGATGAACTGGGATGAATTGGCAGCGTTACTAGAATGCGACGCAAAGGAAGTCGATAAAGACTATTATCTATATCTCTACTACACCCTGCTGCGCGTTGATGAAGAAGATCACTTCAATAAGTTTGCGGAGCAATTGGGCTGGGGCGTGAAATATGCCAATATCTTCATCGAACGCGAAACTTATGCAATCCTCCTGCAGGAACGCGGACTGGAAGATTTTTACCAGGCGCTGGAAGTAGCGTGGTACGACACGGGCAATATCTTCTTTGATTTCAACATTGATGATAATGAGTTTGGTTATGACAATTTGCCCAGTTATACCCCGGAAGGCGTTGAAAATATGCGCCTCCAGTTTGAAGAAGCCCAACCAATCCGGGAAGCGGTAAACCGCGCGGAGGAACGGTTCGCGCACGAACCAGAGCTGGCGAAAACGCTGATGGAGTGCATGCTGGCCAGCAGCAGCGGGCCTGGAAAGAATTTGACACTGGCTGAGTTATGGGCTGACGAGGATGAAGACGATGGAAGCGACCTTTGATATTCCCAATGATCCGATCAAAGCAGATTTAGCCCTGTATTTCATGGACGGGCATTTTCTGCTGCGCGAAATGGATCACAACGATATTGAAACGTATAAATTCCTGCGTGCGGCGGATGTCAACGCGGCCTTCTCGCTGCGCGATTACGACTCGGGCTGGCTGCCGGCGGGCGTGGTGCGCACTGGCGCCAACGCACAAGGCGCGTGGACGGTCTATTCTGTTCCGGCGCGGATGCAAAACCTGTGGCTGGGTGATCGCTTAATCAGCGTACCGCTGCCGCGGCTGGTAATGCTGACCACCGGGGGCGGTTCTTACCTTTGGGCGCTCAAGACGCGCGATTTCGAGCGGGATGCGCAGGCCTGGCGCGCGCCGCTGCCAAATGTGTACATCGATGGTGGAATCTGCTGGGGCGCCAACCCGCAGCCCAAAGGGGACCCGGATCAGGTTCGCAAGGCATTCACTTTATTTTTCGAGGCTCCTTTTAACGCGCACCTGGTTGATGGGAAAAGCGCGACCTGGAAAAGCGACGTGCGCCAGCTGCTGGATGGCCTGGCCGGAAAAGGTAAAAAAGTTTTTCCGGAAAAGGAATTGATTCCTGACAGACGGAAAATCGACGATTGTATTCAGTCTCATATCGAGGTGAAGCGATGATTGTCAATCATATTTTCGCGAAAAACGCGCAGCTGCCGCCGATTGCGGACGGTGTGCTGTATGAATATGTGGCGGCCGGAAACGGCCTGTTTGTGCGGGCGCAGCGGCCCGGGCTGGCAGCGATGGTGCGCATTGGAAATATTGGCATGCGCGGCCTGGCGGATGTGCAGCCTTACTGTATGGTGGAGCGGCGCGTGCCGATGCGGTTATTCAGCTGGATGCTGACGCGCGCCTACCAGGTGGGTCACAATGAGATTTTATTCTATCTGACTGGCGCCAGGCCGTGGACGGTAAATGTACCCATGCAGAAGGTCAGCAGCGCGGGCGTAATCCCGCTGAGTTATGACGCTGGAGCGGATACGCTGATTGAGCTGCACAGCCATAACTTTATGGACGCGTTCTTTTCCGCGACGGACACGGAAGATGAAAAGAGCGGGTTCCGGGTGTACTCCGTGATTGGCCGGCTGAACAGCCCGCACCCGCAAATTATTACGCGGGTGGGTATTTACGGTCACTTCGGCGCGGTGCCGTCGATGAATGTCTATGAAATGCCGTGGATCATGGAAGAGGTGGCCTGATGGAGCTGGATCTATCTTTCGCGAACGCCTGCCGGCTGAAGCTGCCGGAATACACCGATATCCGGCTGATATTGGTCGGGTGCGGCGGTACCGGGAGCTGGCTGGCGCCGGCCGTGGCACGCGCGGCGCGCCTGATGATCGATCTTGGGAAAACCGTGCAGGTCCTGCTGGTTGATCCGGATAAAGTCGAGGAAAAGAACGTTTACCGGCAGAACTTCGCCCGGGCGGAGATTGGGCGCTGGAAGGCCAGCACTCTGGCGCTGCGTTATGGAACGGCATGGGGCGTGCCTATTTCGGCTTCTCCAATTAAGCTGAACTATAACTCGCTGCTTGTATTTTTAAACAGAGCGAATTACTACACGGCGAAAATCTTTATCGGCTGTGTGGATAACGCCGGCGCGCGGGAAGACATCGACCGGATAGCGAATGGATTGAGCAGTGCCTGGTGGCTGGACTGCGGCAATACCAAAAACAGCGGCCAGGTGCTGCTGGGCAAAGCTGAAAGCGTTCAAGAAAACGCTTTCGTTTTGCCGGGCTTTTGCAGCTGGCTGCCCAGCCCAGTCAAACAGGAGCCGAGTCTGCTGGAAGACGCCGGCGAGGAAACAGAAACCGGCGAGAATCTTTCCTGCGCGGAAATGGCGCTGATGAACGCGCAGGGCCTGGCGATCAATCAGCGAATGGCGGCCGAGGCGGCGGATTATCTGATGCGCATGCTGATCACGCAGGACCTGCGCAAGATGGCGACGTATATCGACCTGGAGAGCGGAGCGAGCAAGAGCCGGTATATCACGGAAGAAAACGTGATGAAAGAGGCGCAGGAATGAGTTATTCTCCAAAGTTCAAGGATGAAACCTATCTTCTATACAATCCGTTCGATGGCGACATGGACATTGATATTCGTCAGCAAGAAACGCGTATTGTGAAAGTAAGGCAAACTCATGAATGTGCTGCTTTTGATTTATTTGGTATGCCATTACATCACAGCATTGAACCCGGTGAATCTGCTTTTTATGAACACGCTCTAGTTGATGGAGAATGGGGGCAATCATGGTGTTGTCTTGAATGTATGGATAGGTTTTTGATTTCTAATGCTGGGCTTGAACCAGATAAAGAGAGTGCTAGTGCAGGAATTGGAGATTTGAAATGAGTGATTTTGTGAAAGGTATGCAAGTTGTCTCAAATCATTTCGGCACTGGAATTATCAAACACATAGACAGAAATATTCGATTTGCCGTTGAATTTGACAAGGAATTTAATTCTTGCGGCGATTGTGGAGGAAAGACCAGAGATAAAAGAGGTCATTGGTACTGGATGGATGGAGACACAGGCGATTTCTCTTATGACCGCGTTATTCCGGTAATTCCTGTTTCTGGTATTGGTTTATTTCGTGTCGCCATGATGTGGATGCGAAAGAAGATAATTTTGCTTGCCGAAGAAAACGACGACTTGCGCAAACGGTTATCCAAATATGAAAGCATCATAGAAAGCGACAAAAAACAACTTAACGAGTTGCGCATGCAATTCGAACGGAAAGAGGCCAGCGATGGGAAAATCTAAAATCGAATGGACTGACCGGGTATGGAACCCAGTTACCGGATGTACGAAGGTTTCCGCTGGATGCAAATATTGCTATGCTGAACGCCTGGCGGGGCGGTTTTGGGGGGAGCGTCCGTTTACTGATGTGCGCCTCCACCCGGAACGGTTGGACATGCCAGGGAAATGGAAGCAGCCGCAGCGCATCTTTGTTAACAGCATGAGCGACCTTTTTCACGAAAAGCTGGATCTTACTCACATTCTCACGATTTTTTACCGTATGGCGACTTACGACCAGCATACATATATCGTGTTAACAAAGCGTCCGAAACGCATGGTGGAATTCTTTGATTACTGGAAAGAGTATATCGAATTATGCAAAGCGGAAGGATATGGATTTTTTAGCCCGCCTTTGCCAAACGTGTGGCTTGGGGTATCGGTTGAAAATCAAGCCGCTGCCGACGAGCGCATCCCGCTGCTGATGCAGACGCCGGCCGCTGTGCGGTTTGTGAGCTGCGAGCCGCTGCTAGGCCCAGTTGATATTTATGAATCAGTTTATAAATCGCCACGCGAAAAATTTTATCTAGTACCCCCAAAGTTCTCATGGTTAAAGAGTAAAAACATTGATTGGGTCATCGCTGGCGGTGAGTCGGGCCCAGACGCCAGGCCTATGCATCCGGACTGGGCGCGGTCGCTGCGCGATCAATGCCGTGAGGCTGCGGTTCCGTTTTTCTTCAAGCAATGGGGCGAGTGGATTGAGAGATCTCCTGATTTGTTAGCTTCGAAAACAGTGTCGGTTTCAAGACGCGACGGTGCTATTGGCGATTCAAGTGGTGTATACCGCTTTGGCGATAATCGGAATGCATGTTTCCGGGCGGAAAAGAGAGATGACACAGCCGTCATGTCCCGCGTAGGTAAGCGTGCTGCCGGTCGCCTGCTTGATGGTCGCATTTGGGACGAATACCCGAAAGGTGGTGAGTGATGATTCGGATAAATATCCAATGCCTGCATCTTTTCACAGATGATGAAGAGACCTTTGTCGCTTTTGACAAGCTGGACGTTCTGCGGGTCGCGGGACACTTCCACGGTGGAACACTCGATGAAGAACTGAAAATTCTCGATGGAGAAATGTATTACCAGGTCAAAGATTCCAGCCAATACAGTATCGTCATCGAAGAAACCGATAAGCCAAAATATGACCTGATGCCATTCGCTAAAATGGAGAAAAAAGAGTACGGGTTATATCTGGTTACAGCTCCCGCCTGGGTCTGGGCGTTTTTCAATGGACGCGGCTTTTTGTGCGCAATGGATTGGTGAGACATGCCTACCTATGCTAAAGAAACCACCGTTAGCACGGCCGGCAGCCGGGTTGAAATTGAACATACGCTCGAGCGATTCGGCGCCAGCGCGTTCCTGTATGGCTGGGAAGGCGCGCGCGCAGTGATCGGATTTGAGATCAGCGGCCGGCGTTATCGCATCAGCATGCAGATGCCGGATAAAAACGATCCGCGCTTCACGCGCACCCCATCCAAAAAAACGCTGCGGACGAAAAAAGCCGCGCAAGCAGCATGGGAACAGGAAACGCGGGCGTACTGGCGGGCAATGGCGGTGCTGATCAAGGGTGTTCTGGCTGCGGCGGAAATCGGAATTGTTTCCGTGGAAACAGCGCTGCAATCTTATGTGGTGCTGCCCAACGGCCTGACGGCCGGCGAATGGCTCGCGCCGCAGATTGCGGATGCCTATCAATATGGGTCCATGCCGGCGATGCTGCCGGGAGGTGAAGTGTGAAAATTAACATTGATTCAATTCTTCCAAACCCTGAACAGCCGCGTAAACTGTTCGATGAGGACGAGCTTCAAAGTCTGGCCGATTCTATCAGTGCTAATGGAGTCATCGTCCCGATCGTAGTCGAGCATGCCGGCAACGGGTACTATCTTCTGCATGACGGCGAGCGTCGTCTGCGCGCATCGAAGATGGCCGGAGAATCGAAAATTGAAGCGCAGATTGTATCCAGCAAAGACTTTAATCCAGAAGACCGATTAATGCGCGCTTTGGTGGCCAATATTCAGCGGTCCGATTTAAACCCAATCGAGGAAGCTGAAGCTTTCAAGAAGTTAATCGATGAGATGGATGTTTCGCCTAATCGAATCGCGCAAATGCTGGGTATTTCAGCTCCGATCGTTTCAGCTCGAATCAAACTGCTGGAACTCGATTCAGAGATCCAAATGCTGATCGCGATGCATAAGCTTCCCAAGGATAAACAAGCCATTCAGGCATTTCTGAGTATTGAAGACCGTGAACTGCGGGTAAAACTCGCACAACGATTAGCTGAACGGAATGCTACTGTCCGCATGGTCACAGAAGCCTGCGCGCGCGTGATCGCAACTGCCAGGGAAAACGAATCGAGCGAACCAATACCATCCATACGCTTTGCGCAATCTAAGGCCGGTAAACCAGAAAAATCCAAATGGAACGCGCTGCAGGAAGCCGGAAAAATACCAGACTGGAAGCTGGTGCATTCGTCCGCTGAAAAAACTTGCGCTAATTGTGCTTTAGCAGAACAGGCGAGTAAAACAGTCTGCAATGGTTGTCCGCTGCCTGAGTTTCTCTCCAAATTAATCAAGAAGGTTAACGATGACCCAGAATAGCTATGATGAGCTAATCGATATGGCGGTATCGGATGCCGAGTTGATTTCTGGGCGATCGATGAATTGGATCATCGCTACCGGCGGAAAGGTAGTGCGCCCAGTTACCAGCCAGGAGAAGAAAAAAGCACCAAACTGGACGGCAGAAGAAGATCGCAAGTTGCGCGAGATGCTCCCATATTATTCGATTGACGAAATTGGCCGCGAACTTGGGCGAAGCGCTAACGCGATTCATGTCCACGCAGTGCGCCGAGGTTTTGTGTCTGCCAGAAAAGCGCCTGGATATTTATCCACACGGGAAATCGCCGATATTTTGAGTGTGGATACGCATAATACGCCAACATGGGTTGATATCGGTCTCCTGGAAGGTGAGCTTTATCCTTATGCAAATAACCGTATGCGCAGGGTAAAAATTGTCACCTTCAAACGCTGGCTGATCCGGCCAACTTCGTGGGTATATTTCCGCGCCGAGCGAATCAAAAACCCGCATTTACGCAGATTGGTACAGCTTGCTCAACAGAAATGGGGCGACCGGTGGCTAACGACAAAAGAAGCGGCTGAAATCTGCGGATGCGGACCAAAAGACATTTTGCGGCAAATCAAATTGGGCCGATTATATGGATACCGCGCAATTGGCATGGGCAGAAAACGAAAACAGCATTGGGCGTATTGGTATCTGCCGGCAAAGCAGCTGGAAGGGTTTGAGATTCTACGAGGAAGCGAACATGAAGAAAAATGGAGCGAAGCGGCGGAAGCCTTCTTAGAAGCGAGCCGAATGAATGGAAAGACTTATGCGGAAATTGCGGCACTGATGAAGATGAAAGAAAAAGCGGTGGAATATTATTGGCGGAAGATGAGGAATTGGAGGGAGAAGTGATTGAACTGCGGCGCTGTCCAAAATGCTTTGAGGTTGGGAAAGATGAAATCTGTCAACGCTGCATGGAAAAGACAGAAAAAATCACAGACAGAGAAAATCTTTGGATTGGCATGGCTTGCTGCCTTCTCATTGTTTGCATGGGAATATCTTGTTTTTTCCTTGGAATTATTGCCGTGGGTATGTTTATCAGCTAAAAAGGTGGAACATGGATTCTAATAATAGTGTGAATGTGAGTGATGGAAATTTGCAAGCGATCCTGGAAGCGATCAGTTTGGTGTGTGAGCGGGGCAGCGGTTACGGCGCTGTCGTGATCAAGATTGAAAAGAAGGAAATTAAAGAAATCACAGCGCAGTCATCGATTCGGCCGCTTGAAGAGAATAAATAATTTGTAATCTTTGCTGAAATTCTCTATAATGTAATCAATCAAATATTTCGCCTGACGAGGGAAGAACCCGGGGCTCTGTGAATCTGTTCAGCAGGTTCATTGAGCTTCGGGTTTTTTCGTTCAAGTTCTGATTTCGGAGGTAAGGATGGAAAATTTAGCTCGTTGGATGGGTCGTTTGTTTGGCCGTGGAATCAATCTGATTCGTCGGGTTAATGGCTGGGCGATGCGATTAGCGCTTGCGTTGGTTTTGGTGATGTGCATCGCGACGCCGGCATTTGCGCAATCGTCTCCGCCTGTGGCGGAAACAGTCGATATTAACGCGTTGCTGGTAGCAGCCGGTTCCCTGGTTGGTTGGGGCGCCTTGATTGCAGTCTTCGTGAACATCGGGAAGACTCTCAAATTTGTGACTGACGGCACAGCGCCGATATGGGTCACCGGTGGGAACCTGCTTGGTATGGCCCTTTTGTTTATTGTGAAATTGATCAAGCCTGACCTTGATGTCGGCCAGGTCGATCAAATGGCCGGTGCTTTGAGCGTCATGCTGGGTGCCATTTTGCAGTTTATAACGATGATCGCCTCTTCGAAACTGACTTATATGGCGGTCAAGGGCACCCCGCTCATTGGCAAATCATACTCGAAGCCGGCGGATTAAATGGACTGGGGCGCGCTTATTACAGGCGCCCTGGGCGGAATCACTGCGTTTGTGCCGGTTATCCTGCTGTATCGGGCTAACCGGCGCAAGATCGAATCAGAGGCTGCCGTAAATGAAGCCTCAGCGCGGGATAAAGCCTCAGAGACAGCCGACAGAACATTGGAAGGGGCTTTCAAGCTCATCGAAAAGCTGGAAAGTGATCGGTGCGACGATCTGAAACGATTGGATCAATTAGAGGCAGACAATAGAAATTTTAAGCGGCGCCTGGAGAAGGCGCTGATGCGTATCGAAGTCTTGATGCAAGGGATCAAAACCCTGCTGGCCCAATTGTATGAAGCGAACATTGAACCAAATTGGGAGCCAGGCGACTGGAGGGATGAATGACTGTAGGAACTTACATTCCCAGCGCGACCGATGAACGGATCTTTGGTTTGGATATCTCATCGAATCAGGGGCTGATTGACTTTGCCAAAATGGGCGCGGCGAAACCGCGTCCACGTTTTGTAATTAGCCGGACAGGTATAAGCTGGGGATACAAGGATAAGTATCACCGGCTATATCATGAGGCGCTGGGCGAGATTGGCATTCCGCGGGCGACTTACCATGTCATCTACCCCGATCAGCCGATTAAAAGCCAGCTTGACAATTACCTGAGCATGTTTCCTAACAAGGACTATGGCGAAGGTCCGATTGTGAATGATGTTGAATTGGTGCGGGATGTTTCACCGGAAAAGCTCTCAAACGCGGTCGAATATTTCAATAAAGCCCTGGAAGATGCTACTGGTAAAGAAGTGTGGTGGTACAGCCGTTACAGCTTTGTAGCCACCTACATGAAATATCAGCCGTGGATGGAAAGCCGGCGCTGCATTATGGCCATGTATGTTGATGGGAGCAAGTACCCCCCAGTCCGCGAATGGACTGCGGCTCCTGCTGTGCCTGCATCACTGAAGTATTTGCCATTGGCTATGATCCAGACAGGCGATAAGGGCGATGGTCCTTATTTTGGTACGGTCTCCAATCAGGTCGATACCGATCGCTGTCTGTTGACTGAGGATGAGTTTGCAAAAGCATTCAGCCAGCCTGCGTCTGTGCCCGAGCCAGTTGGCTGGGTGCAGGCTATTGATACATGGGCGCGTCGTCTTGGCTTTGATGGCCCTAAGCCAGAGGATAATTGATGCCACGCTCTGCGCTGAAGCCCTGTCAATATCCGGGCTGCCCTAACCTGGTCGAGCATGGTTATTGTGAGAAACATGGCAGTGATCATGAAGAAATCAGGCGTGGGTATCATCGTCCCTGGCAGCGGCTATACAACTCAGCGCGGTGGAAACAAATCAGAGCGCGCCAGCTCGCGGCTAATCCCTGGTGCGCAGAACATCTGAAGCGCGGTGAATATATTATGGCAACTGTCTGTGATCATGTTGATCCTCACCGCGGCGATCAAGAAAAATTTTATCGTGGTCCCTTCCAATCGCTTTGTGATAACTGCCATAACGAGAAAACAGCTCGCGAGGTCAATGGGAGGGGGGCCAAAAAAGTTTCAGACTGGGGAGCGACGAGCGCGCGGGGCCTTCCGCGCGAGAAAAATTCCCAATGTGGGAAATCCAGTTAATTGGGGTTATATGCCTGCTAAAAAGCCTAAGGGACTGATCAAACGGCACGAAACAAAAGCCGAACAGCAAGCCAGACGTGACAAGGAATCTGCATTAGCACCTGAACGCGGATTGCCCCGAGAAGAACCCGCGCGCCTGGCTGGCATGCCTGTGGCTGCGGCAACCTGGCGCCGGCTGATGCGTGATTTTGCTTCTCTTGAAGACAACTTCACTACCCGACTTGATCTGGATATGTTGATTAACTATTGCGTACTAAACGAACAGGCTACCCAACTGGACGAAATGCGCAGCGAGGCATTTGATGTCTGGAAGACGCTGCGCGAGATGTGGCGAGAATACAAACTGGAAGGCGATCACGTCTCAGCCATTGCTTTAATTGAAAAAATTCAAAATGCGTTTGACACCATTGTCAAGATTGATGCACGGGTGGACCAGAAACGCAAAGCGATATTTCAGCTGCAACAATCTCTCTATATGACGCCACGGGCGCGCGCCGGTGCTGTTCCGGAAAGCAAAAAAGAAGAACCACCACCTGATGAGATGGAATCTTTGTTGGGTGAAGTCGTTGACTGGGTGAATGATAAGAATGGGAACCGAGACGAATGAAAAGACGCTTGATTTCCGTTTTCTTGTTCCTGGTCATGCTGATGGGTGCTGGCATGTTTTCTGAGGCGCATGCAAACCGGGCTATCCGGTTCTTCGAGAATCTTAAGCATACAAAAGGGAAATTTGCTGGCCAGCCTTTTACTTTGCTTGAATGGGAACGAAAGATCATCTGGGATGTGTATGGCACATTGAAAGATGATGGTACGCGACAATATAAATTCGTTTATGTCGAGATTCCTAAAAAGAACGGTAAATCGGAACTGGCAGCTGGCGCGAGTTTATATCACATATTCGCAGACGGCGAGCGTAAAGGCGAGGTTTACGGCTGTGCTGCGGATCGGTCTCAGGCCTCGATTGTGTTTGATGTGGCTGTCGATATGATCGACCAGGTTCCCGCGCTGGATAAACGAACCAAGGTCACGCAGTCGAAAAAACGGCTGGTCGATAAAAATAGCGGAACTTTTTACCAGGTGCTGAGCGCAGAAGCCTATACAAAGCACGGATTGAACCTATCAGCCTGCGTTTTTGATGAGCTGCATGCCCAGCCGAATCGCGCGCTGTGGGATGTTATGACCTTCGGCGCTGGCGATGCGCGCGAGCAACCGATCTGGTGGATTATCACAACGGCAGGCGATGACCCTGACCGCGTTTCTATTGGCTGGGAAATTCACGAATATGCAGCCAAAATCGCAGCTGGTGAAATTATTGATCCGACCTGGTATGTGGCGATCTATGGCTATGACGGCGACGATATTTATAACGAAGAAAATTGGTACAAAGCTAATCCAAGTCTAGGCTATACGATCAAAATCGAATCGCTGCGCGAAGCGGCAGAACGCGCAAAAAATGACCCGGCTGAAGAGCGTCTATTCCGCTGGCTGCGTTTGAATCAATGGATTACATCGAAATTAACGACGTGGCTACCGCTGGATCTCTTCGATAAAACTGAAGGAAAGTGGTCAACTCTTGAACAGGGCGGAAGAGATTGTTATTTGGGCCTGGATTTATCGACGACTACGGATTTATCCGCAATTTCCCCGATTTTCCCGCCTCAAGGAACGCAACTTGATTGGCGCGTTTTATGGGAAGCCTGGATACCAGAAGAATCTATGCGCGAACGGATCGAGCGCGATCATGTACCGTATGACAAATGGGCTGAGGCGAACTGCCTAAAAGTTACTGCTGGGAATGTCATTGACTATACCGCGATTCGGGACCGCATCATTGAACTAAAGGGCATTTACAACATTATCGAGGTAGTAGCCGATCCGGCATTCGCGACAATGCTTCTGCAGGAGCTTGAACAAGAAGGATTAAAGGTGGTTACGGTTCCGCAAACCTTTGTGAATTTGACAGATCCAATGAACCAAATTGAGGTCCTGCTTAAAGAAGGGAATATGTCGCACATTTCCAGCCCACTGGCGCGGTGGTCGTTTGGTAATACATCAATCGCTAAAAATGGCTCTGGGCTGATTAAGTACGTAAAGGAAACTAAAGGAAAGTCTGTAATCCGGACTAAACGCATTGATCCAATTGCAGCAATGGTTACCGCAATGTGCCGCGCACGATTTTACAAAGGGAAAATCGATCTTTCAGCGCGGATAATGAACGAAGGATGGGGAATGTGAAAGCACTCATGTCTAATTACCGTGATCGATATAAGGGTAAACCTGCGGCTGTGCTAGGTGGCGGTCCGAGCCTTCCTGATGATATGAAAAGGCTTCCAAAAGGCTGCTTGCTGATCGCGGTCAATTATCACGCGGGTTATTTATGCTTACCTGACTTCATGGTTTACAACGATTTCCTGGAATCAGACCCAATATTGGCTGCTGCTGCGGAATCTTTCAAGGGAATAAAGGTCAGCCCAGAACCTTCCTCGGATATCTCTTTAGACGTTCCGGTATGGACCGGCTTCTACAGCTCTAATCTGGCTACCTGGTTTGCTTTATGGATGGGCTGTGATCCGGTAATTTTGTGCGGAATGGACTGTTACCAGGGCGAGCAGAAATATTTTCATGATTACGAAGATAAACCACATTTCCATTACCCACTTGACCATCATTTACAGCCTTGGGTGGAGGATGCAAAAAATATGCTTCCAAACTGGGAGCGAGTAAGGGTAATGTCTGGTCCGTTGGTCAATGTGTTCGGCGCATATGAGGTTATATGAAAAAAATTTCACGATATGCTGACGATATTCTCTTGTTAGCTGGATGTGTATGCATTCTGCGCGGTCTTTCAATGTGGAATATCGTTGTTACCTGGATCGTTTGCGGCATTATGTTGATTGCCTTAGCCGTACTGATCGGAAAGGTAAAGGGAAAAAATGCTGTTGTTTAATCTATTAAGCTCGAATGAACAAATTAAAGAAACGAAAGATAGTCCTAAACCTGACTATGCTCCCTCCTATGGATATCGTACAGAGTCTGGTGAACGTGTAACCGTCGAAAGATCACAGGCTATTGCTACTACTTACCGAGCCAAGAACATTATCAGCGATGACGTAGCAAAAATGCCTTTTCAGATGATTCGGCGAGAGGGAGATCAAATCTCACAAGTACAACCTGATCCAATTACACGTAATATGTCGTATTTGCTTCAGATAAGTCCTAACTTATGGGGTTGGACGCCATTTCAATTCAAAAAAGCGGTAATTGAATGGTTACTTTTTTATGGAAATTCTTATATCTGGAGTCCGGCTGTTGGTCCGCGCCAATTATTAATTCTTCCTGCGCACAGAACTTATCCAGTATTTGATATGGATGGGAATTTATGGTATCGACACACATTTAGTTCCGGGATACCCGCTTATATACCTTCAATTGAAATACTTCATTTGTTAATAAATCCGGATGAAACTGGCTTTATTGGTCGAGGCGTAATAACTTACGCGCGAGAAACCATGGGAAGGCAATTGGCCGCAAAAAAAACTCAGTCAAAACAGTTTTCTCAAGGATTTATGCCAGCTGCTTATGTTCAATTCTGTGGTGAATTAAGCCCTGAAGCGCGTAATAAAGTGCGTTCTGAATTCGAAGCATCTATGAACGGATCAGAAAACGCTTATCGATTAGCGATATTTGACGATACCGTTACAAAATTTGAGCCTGTCAATATCCAATTGAAAGATGCTCAATTTTTGGAAAGTATTGATGCTACAGATCGAGACATATGTAATTTCTTTGGGCTTCCAGAACATATGCTCAACCGTGGCAAAGAATCGTACAACTCAAACGAACAAAAGTATCTGGAATATTTAATGGGTACTTTAGATGCGTTTTTGGTTCCGTGGGAAGAAGCAGCAAGAATTCGCTGGCTTACTGAGCGTGAACAAATAAATACATTTTTTAAGTTCATTCGGGAATCCCTTTTACGTATGGATAGCAAGACGCGTGCAGAGACCAATGAAGTTTTAATTCGAAGCGGGCAGCGATCGCCGAACGAGGCCCGAGAAAAAGACGATATGAGCGCCTATCCTGGCGGAGACAAAAAATATATGGCGAGTAATATCGCCCCTATTGGAGAAACAAATGGACAAACAAACTAGAGATGTTTTATTGCCTATCCTGGTTTCGCTGCCGATTTCAAATCGGCTCAATTTGCCACCCAGAGAAGAACTGCTATCAAAAATTGAAAGTGGTGAAATCGACCATCTTGATTTTGAGGCGCAAGTTTTCGGTCAGACAGCGCAAAATCGTAATCCCTATCGTTTTCGTGATGAGGATATGGTCGAATTTGCCCAATCTTTCGAAGGTCAACCTTATTTACGAGATCATGATACCTATTCGATTGATTCGCGCGATGGAACGATTATTTCATCTTCCTTTGTTGACGGCTGGGTATATCAGGATATTCGCCTGACAACTCGTCGAGGAATGACAGATTATGTTGAAGGGAAAATTGACCGTTTCAGCATCGGTTGGTTTTATGACGACGCCACTTGCTCTATCTGTGGAAATTCTTTTTTCAGTCGAGACTGCTCACATTGGCCCGGCCTTAAATACCGCGTTGATAACCAAGAGGAGACCTGTCTGCTCATTTTTGTTAATCCAAGGGGAAAGGAAACATCCGCGGTTAATGTGCCTGCGGTTCAAGGAACCGGTATTGTAGGCGCTCTAGCGGAGTACAAGCTATCTATGTTTGAAGGGCAACTAATAGAGGTTGTTCCGGATGCTAAGGAGTCCAGCGCTCCTGTGCTTTCCGATACTCAACAAAAAGAGGCGCAAGATCTGCGCGAACGAATCGAGAAAATTTTACGAAAGGAATAAACAATGCTTGACCTAAAACCCTATTACGATGCTGTTTTAGCTGCTGAAGCGGATGTTCAACGCGTGGCAAATGAAATTGACACGAACTTCCGCGATGGAACGGAAGAGGGCAAGGCAAAAGCGCTTGCACTGCGCCCTGCGCTGGACGAAGCACAGAACAAGCTGACGGAAGCCACGAACTTTTACGAGGCGATGAAAAACACGACTCGCCCGAACGATGTTGTAAAAAACTTCGTTCCCGTTTCCAATACTTCGACCGAAGAGGCTCCTGGGAGCCAGACTACGGTCATCAAGCGCCAAGATTACGACAAGCTCGACCTGGTGAATCGGGCGAAGTTTGTCAAATCCGGTGGAAAAATCGAGGACTGATCCAGTTCTCAATTTGAAATAGACATCAGTTATTTTTTGAATAGAGGACGAGGAGGTTCTCGAAATGGCAAATACTCTGACTGGGTTAATCCCAACCATCTATAAAGCTCTCGACATTGTCCTGCGCGAACTGACCGGGTTTATCCCGGCGGTCATGTGGGATTCGTCCGGAGAGCAAGCTGCCAAGGATCAAACGATCTCCTGGCCAGTTACTCCAGTTGTAGCAGCTGGAAACGTGACCCCGGCAACCACGGGCCCAACACCTGTGGCCCAGACCATCAGCCCAGGAACGATGAGCATCAGCAAGTCGCGGTCCGTTCCTTTTGGCTGGAACGGCGAAGAGCAGATGAGCCTGGGCGGGATGTACAGCCAAATCCTGGTGAATCAATTTGCGGAAGCGATGCGCACGTTGGTCAACGAGGTCGAGACTGACCTGGCAGGATTGTATAAATACGCCTCGCGCGCCTACGGCACGGCGGGCACCACACCGTTTGATTCGACCAATAAACTGGCGTTCACCGCGCAGCTGCGCAAGATTTTAGCCGATAACGGCGCCCCATTGAGCGATCTGCAACTTGTCATTGATACCACTTCCGGCGCTGCATTGCGCACGCTGGCTGAATTGATCAATGCGGCCGACGCTGGATCGGTTGATCCTCTGCGGCGCGGAACCCTGCTAGATGTGCACGGCTTCGCCATCCGCGAAAGCGCACAGGTAGCCAGTCATACCAAAGGAACCGCAACGGGTTTGCTGGTCGATCTGACCGCCGGATACGCGGCCGGCAAGACCGCCATCCATGCCGATACCGGCATCGGTACCGTGTTGGTGGGCGACATCATCACCAACACTAAAACCGGGCGCGATTCCAATAAATATGTCTCTGCCGCGGCCGCCACCGGCGCCACCGGCGTGGACGTAGACCTGACCATCGCCAATCCTGGAATCAAAGTCGCCTGGGTCAACAACGACCCGCTGTCGATTGGCAATAGCTATACCGCTAACCTGGCCTTCTCCCGGTCGGCCATTGCTTTGATGACCCGTGTACCGGCCATGCCGGACGGCGGCGATTCGGCCGACGATGTGACCATCATCACCGATCCTCAGACCGGGCTCTCTTTCCAGGTGGCCATGTATCGGCAATACCGGCAGGTCACCTTCGAAGTCGGACTGGCCTGGGGCGTGAAGGCGGTAAAGCCCGAGGCAATGGCCATTCTTTTAGGCTAATTGAGGTGCATTATGACCAGTATCCTGACGACATCTGAAGCTGCTACGGTTTTGCGTTGTGAGACAAATGACCCGGATATGCTAGCGTTATTACCTGCGGTGGATGCATACCTAAAAACCGCAACCGGACATGACTGGACCAACGATGTAACGGTAAGCCAGGCAGCTAAGAATGCCGCCAGGATACTGCTGGTGCAATGGCATGAAAACCCAGGAATGACCGGACAAAATGCTATTTTAGGACCTGGCCTGACAGCTTGTATTGTACAGCTCAAGGCATTGGCACTTTTATTCGTGAACTTTCGAGGACGCGCTGGAGCTGGGCCAATTTATATGCATGGTTCCCATTCTGGAGACACAGTTGAATCTGTTATCGGTTTAATCGGCTCTAGCGGTGACCAGAGCGAGTCTTTTGAGGAGGTGATCACGATCTCTGGACAAATTCAGCAGGTTTCGAATGACGATCTGTCTGAAAACTGGTACCGGGTAAAGCTTAAACCACTAGAGGATTTATGAACCTGAATGGAAAGGTGATCAACCCGGGCGAGCTGCGGACCAGCGTGGCCCTGAAATCGCGGACTGTTTCCGTGGAAACGGGCGGCGCCAGGCGGCCGACGTATACGACGATCAAAACGGTCTGGGCGAAATGGACCAATGCGCATGGAAACGAACTGGTTTCTGCGGACGGAATCAACGCTGAAGCGCCGGCCACGGTGCTGATTCGTTATACCAGCGGAATCGATACGACCTGTGCGATCGATAAAGGCGGCCTGCTGTATGAAATCCTCTCCATCGATGATATCCAGGAACGGCACGAATATATGGAACTGAAGGTTAAACGGATCAAAGAGGGCTAATGACTACTACCGGAAAATTTTCCATGAAGGGTTTAGAAAACTATCTGGAAACTATTGCGCAGGCTGGCGAGAACATTGACGAAGCTGCTGCTAACGCAACCCATGAAGGCGCTATCGTAGCCCAATCCGGTATGGTTTCACGGGTTCCGGTTTTGACCGGGAATCTGCGTGAGCATATTCGGGTATACGGTCCTGAAACCGATGGTAATTATTCGTTCTGCGAAGTCGGCATACTGCATAACCGCGGCATGACAGATGCTGAAACCGCACGCTATGGAAACGCCCAAGAATACGGAACTTCCTCCATGCCAGCGCAGCCGTACATCCGCCCAACCATCAAAGAGGACGGCGCTAAGGTCAAAGCGGCGATGCGCAAGTCACTGAAGAGCGACGGGGTACTATGACGATCTGGGAACGAACAAAGGCCGCTTTAGATACAACCGGTCTGGACTGCGCACAGAGTGTTTATCTCTCCGCCACAGCGGCGGCCAGGCCAGACCAATACCTGGTTTATTTTCTGGTTACGGCCCCGGCGCAGCAGCATGCTGATAATGCTGAAACGCTGCGCGAGATGACCATGCAGGTCAGTCTGTACAGCCGGACCGGATTCACCGACACGCTGATTGATGCGGTTCATAATGCCATGACAGCGGCCGGATTTACCGCCGGACCCAGGCGCGAACTTCCCTATGCGGAAGATACGCGGCATTTCGGTCTGGTTTTCGAATTTACCTATCTCGAAGAAAGGACAGTTTAACTATGGCAGTTAATGCCGCTGAAAAAAAATCAGTGGTCGGCATTGATAACGTGTATTTCGCGCTGGTCACTGAAGACAGTGCGGACGCCTATACCACCGGAACGCCCGTCAGTCTGGCGCCTGTGGCAACAATGACGGCCAAACCGGTAACATCGCAAGAAATGCAATATGCCGACAATCAGGCCTATGACGCATTTGCCAGCGAAGCTGAAACGGATCATGAGTACACCTTCACGAACGTCCCTCCTGAGACTCTGGCAACCCTAACCGGGAAATATTTCGACGCCACTACCGGGCGGGTGATCGATGTCAATGGCATCCCTCCTTATGTAGCAATCGGTTTCCGTGCTTTAAAAAGCAACGGAAAATATCGCTACTACTGGTACCACAAAGTGCAGTTTGTAGCGCCGGAAGAGGGAGCTGATACCAAAGCGGATAAGATCACCCCGAAAACGCTCAAAATGACCGCAAAGGCGCTGCAAACCATTCATCAATTTTATGTTGACAGCGTAAACCAGTCGATCAAGCGCATTTGGGGCGATGAAGATACGACCAACTTCAGCGCGACAAGCTGGTTTAGTCAGGTGCAGGTTCCGGGATCTTCGGCGCCTTCAGCACTGGCGCTGTCTTCCAGCACGCCGGCAGACGAAGCTACCAATGTTTCCGCGAGCGCGGATGTATCGCTGACGTTCAATAATGCTTTGACCAGCGCTGCAACCGTTGGGGTATCACTGATCAAGGCGTCGGATGGATCGGTTATTGCCGGGACAAAGACGCTCAATTCTACAACGCTGAAAACGGTCACCATCAACCCGACCTCCAACCTGGACGCATCGACCGTATATATCCTCACGTATGGCGTGACGGATATATATGGCCAAACGCTGAGCGGAGCAATCACCTTCACTACGGCTGCATAAAAATAACTCAGAAAAAATCATCTCCCCGGTGCAAGCCGGGGAGAAAGGAATCACACATGGAAGCAAATAAAACTCCGATCATTGAGCTGAATATCTATGATCCTGAAAATGACGAGCTTAAATTCAAATTGACCCGCTCTTTTATTCCTTACGGGATGTTAAAAGCGGCAATCCAGCTTTCAAAAAAGCTGGAAGGCATCGACATTAACAATCCGGATGAAATCCTGGTCGATGAAATGGCGGCTTTTGTCTGCGAAGTTTTCAACGGAAAAGTTACCGTTGACGAGCTAATGAACGGTACCGACGTTGAAGAAATGATCACCGTGATCATGACGATATTAGGCCGCGCGCGGAAGTTGATGCCAGAAAACCCTACCCTTCCGGCGAAGCCGCGCAAACGACATTAGACGATGACGGCGAACCCGGACAATGGCTTGAAGTTGAACTTCAATTAATCAAAGCATTTCATTGGTCACTGGCAGAACTTGACCGGACCAATATCGAATCGTTATTTCCTTTTATCAACTATATTTCTGCGCCAAAAGAACAAAAAGCGTACTGCGATGAGGTGGACTGGTTATGAGCGATAATCCGCTATCCGGAAACGTCGGCCTAGATACAACCGATTTTAAAGCAGGTATTGCGCAGATGAATCGCGATCTGCGCACGATTGATTCGGCTTTCAAGGCGTCTGCTGCGGCTCTGGGGGATTGGACCAAAGACGCAAGTGGTTTAGAAAGCCGAATCAAAGCTTTAAGTTCATCCATCGATATCCAAAAAAATAAGGTCGCCGCGGTCACAAAAGAATATGAGCGCGTTGCGGAAGAAAAAGGCGCGACTTCGCGGGCTGCCCAAGAACTGCAAATTAAGTTGAATCGGGAAACCGAAACACTTAACAAGATGAACGTTGAGCTGACTAAAACAGAATCCGATCTGGCTGATATGACTAATGAGTCAAAAAATGCCGGAAAGAATATCAATGATTTAGGCGATAAAGAAGACAAAGCCAGCGAAAAGACAAGAAATTTCGGAACAGCCCTGCAATCTATCGGCGGAATACTGAAAGCAACCGCCATTGGAATCGGATCGCTCGCCGCGGCGGCGGCAGGCCTGGCATTCAGCTTAGGTAAAGCAGTTGTGCAGCAGTTCGGAGAACTTGAACAGGCTCTGGGTGGTTCTGAAGCTGTATTTGGGCAATACGCGGAAACCATTCAGAGGACCGGTGAAGATGCTTACCGAAACCTTGGCGTTTCTCAGGCGGATTATCTAGCAACCGCCAATAAAATGGGGGCGCTGTTTCAAGGTTCTGGCCTGGACCAGCAAAAGAGCCTGGAGCTTACTCAGCAGGCCATGCAGCGTGCGGCCGATATGGCATCGGTAATGGGTATTGATACGCAGATGGCGCTGGACAGCATCGCTGGGGCAGCCAAAGGCAACTTCACCATGATGGACAATCTGGGGGTGGCAATGAATGCCACCACCGTTGAAGCCTACGCGCTTTCAAAGGGGCTTGATTTTACCTGGGCTTCCGCGACCAACGCTGAAAAAGCTGAAGTTGCAATGCAGATGTTCTTTGAAAATACCTCTCAGTACGCGGGTAATTTTGCCAAAGAAAGCGAACAAACAATTTCTGGGTCAGTCGGCATGTTACAGGCGGCGCTGGGATCTTTTGCTGCCGGGCTGGGCAATTCGAACGCGGATATGACCAATCTTACCGGGAATTTGATCGATGCGTTCAAAGCGGTTGTAAAAAATATTGTCCCGGTTGTTAAAAACATTATTACTGCAATGCCGGATGCTATTGACGCGATTTTGGGCGCGGTAGGTGAATTGCTGCCCATGCTGCTTCAGACAGCAACGGGTTTATTTTCTCAGATGATGAACACAATTGTGGCGCTTCTGCCGCAATTAATCCCCGTGGCAGTCAGCGCAATTATTACGATTGTCAATGCGCTGGTCGATAACTTGCCGATGATCATTTCGGCCGGGGTGCAGATGGTTCTGGCACTGGTCAACGGCCTACTGCCGCAGCTGCCGATGCTGATCGAAACAGCGCTGGAAATGATCATCACCTTAGCGAACGGTTTGACGGAAGCGCTTCCAGAACTTATTCCGGCAGTAATCGCGATTATTCCGCAAGTGATCACCACATTGCTGCAAAATTTGCCGCTGCTGGTGCAGGCGGCGCTGCAATTAATCATGGCGATCGCGCAGGGATTAATTGCAGCTTTGCCAGTGCTGATTGAATCAGCACCGCAAATTATTCAAACGCTATTCGACACATTGGTCACCCTGGCGCCTATGCTGGGCGACGCGGCGGTCGAACTGGTGCTGATGCTGGTAGAAGGCATCGGAAATATGCTTCCAGAAATCGG